CTGCAAGACTCTGAAGATCCGTTCCTGCAGTTGTATGATATACAAAGTGCGTATGTTGAGGAACATCTTGCAGTCTTCTGTTGACCATCTCAACTTCTACAGTCTGCTGTCCGATAATTGAGACTGAAGCACTATCAGTTACATCAGTATATCCTGTAGTAGTCAGACTACCAAGAGAAAAATATTCTCCCTGAGAATTTTTATCAAAAAACCATTTTCCCCCAATATAATCTGGACCAACACCCAATGTTAAAAGACCTGCAGATGGAGATCCTGGTCCATATACGTTACCATATCCTACAATTTTCTTTGCCTTTAGATCAGGAACTTTGAATGTTCCTAAGTCAGTTTCACCATAATATTCTAAAACATTTTGAGGAGAAATTGCTTGTAATTGTCCTGCACTATTAAAATTAAATTGTAGAGCAAGACCAGTTCCAGATCCAGCACCAGTTAAAGTCCATGTAGGAGGACTTGCAGGATCATAACCATAACCCAAGTTAGTAACAGTTACACCTGTTACAACTCCACTTGTATTAATAACAAGTTGACCAGAAATTACTTTCAAGTCACCAGGATTATTGGCATCATAGTTTGGTGGGTTTGCAAAAGTAATTGTGGTCCCTGAGTTGTAATTAGATCCGCCATTAGTTACAGAAATTTCTGGTCTTGATGTACCACCATATTCGTTTCCAATAATTCTGTATAGTGCAGGAAAATCTCCAATATTATATTCAGTTCCATCACAATACAAATATCCAGGATATTGATACTCTGGATTAATTTCTGTCGCTGCATCACCAGATTGTGTGATGTATCTTTTATACAATCCATTACCAGGAATGTATTCATTATCATACACGTCATCAATCGCTTTGAAAGAGGTTACAATAGAACCAATCTCAGTGGAATCGCAACCCTTATCAGTGTAGTATAAAGGTCTTGTATTTCTATATTGGGGAGCTGACGATACCATGTTAGATCTTGATCAGATATTCTAAAACAATAAATGGAGCAGAAACATTATCAACTGAAGCAGACTGGTCAACAGAAAGATTCAATACTGTTTTCAACGCATCAGGTGAGATCTCCAAAGGATCTGTTTTCAACGCGAAATTATGATCTCCTTTGTCAATAGTTACTTTATGGAAGTGATTTGTAGGATCTCCTTCCTGATCTAATTCAGTTGACTCACTAAATTCGTTGAATAGTGATGCGTAAATTCTACTGCTATCGCTATTTAGATTACCATTTAAAGGAACAACATCCACAAGGGAAACATCTCTCCAGTCAACTGGTGCAGTACCAGTGTCATATGTAGCGTTAACATCTTGTGAAGTGGTAATAGGTTGGTTGGTTTGATCAGTAACACAACCAATAAAAGGAATTGCAGTACCAGAGTCACTCTTCGGTTGCAATCCGTTTAACTGATATGAACCTTGAGAAATTGGATAGTTATTCCATTCATCTGTCAATAAACAAAAATATCTCCACTGATCTTCTAAGATAGCACCACCATTATAACAACCATTACTGTATGTGGTTGGGTCAAATGTTCCAGAGAATGCACCGAAGTAAAATTCATATCCACGAGCATATGAGTTTGATGCCATTGCTTTACATGGAGGTTGGTTGTTTCCTGGGAAGTTACTAGCACCACTTGCTTTAGTTTCATCCAACCAATCATCAATTGGAATAGTTGATGCGTTCCAGAATGCAACCTGTCCTACTGCCTGAGGATCTTGTAAGTTTGAAGGAGCAGCAGCATCAATTTCATTAACTGCTCTCAGTCTTGTTCTAACACCTTGGAAAAAGTGAGCATGACCGTGAAGTCCACTATCAGGAACACTTTCAGTATCGGTAACTTTACCTGCCTGAGTACCAACTGTCCAAGATGGTTTACCTTTCAATTCAATTGTTTGAGATGGAACAATAAATGTTCCAGAATATGTCAATTGGATTGATGTTCCTAGAGTTGCTGTTGCTTCAATACCAATACCAGATCTGCTAATCTCATTACCTGCTTGATTTTCTACACGAATAGATTTATATTGACCTGCATCAGGTCCATCAACTGGTTTGGGATACTTAGATCCTAAATCTGGCACGACAAACTGATTATCGGTTAAAGTTTGTAATGGTTCTCCATCAAGATCTCTCCTTACAAACTTTCCACTAGTTCCAACTCCACAAATTGCTGCTAGTTGTGGATAGTCAACAACATTATATACTGTGCCATCACATCTTAGATATCCAGATGGCAATTTATCTTTATTATCATTACTATTGATATCTGGATTTATCTGCACTGGCCAGATAATTATTTGACCAGTCAGATTACCATATTTTGCTCTTTCGGATGCGTAAACTCTGGTCATCAGAATGCCTTAATTAAATATACGATATTCATTGACGCTTGGTCAGTATTCACAATAATATTTAGAGCGTCATTAAGATTATCTGGACTTACATCCCCAATACTAATATCATTTAGAGGGAATGTTGCTGGTGGATTTAGTGATCCACGAGACATTGCAATATCAAATGATCCATGGTTATGTGATGTAAATGATGAGTCATTCGGATTGTTTGTACCGAAGTTGCTTAGTGAAGTTGGCCAAGTACCCTCTCTAAATTTAACCGTGGTGTTTGTGTTTGCACCAATTGTTGGGAATGCAATAGAAATTTTATAAACATAGTTAGAGTCATCCGTTCCAGAATCTCTCTCAATTGATGTAATATAAGTTCCCTTTGCAAATACATCACCATCAATTAGCATCCATGGGTGAATCTTATCATATTGATACCATGTAACAATATTGGGTGCTGCTCCAGATGTCATTGTATTTTTAATATTTGTTCCTGCAGGAAGATTAAACTCGGTAACACCCTGAGCAATGTTAACTCCAGTAACCTCAAATGTATTTGCTGGGTTTTCTGGGTTATCAATAACATTCAAATATGTTCCCTTACTATGACCATAAAAATTTCTTCTGTTACCAAACAAAGTTGGTTTAGGGAATAATCCTGTCCAAGAATAATTTGCGTGAGTTTTTACAGGATCATATGGAAACTGACCCGTATACTGTGTTCCTGCAAAGTTTACTGACTGACTAGCTGCTTGTGGACTATTTCTAGTTGGTGTTCCATCATGCCAATCTGGTGCTGGAACTTGAGACCAATAATCTTTTCCAGAGTCATTAACAAAGTCATGAAATCTATCACAAACAGGTAGAGTATGTTCATAAGTATTATCACCATAGAATGCCATCAGTGTTCTACCCTGCTGCCAAGATGGTGCTTGTGAGTCACTAGGTAAAAGAGCACAAGTGTGATTTGTTGAAGCGATAAGACTACAGTTAGGGTGTGTTGTATTTCCACTAACCTCAACGTTTGTAGACGAAAAAATCTGCGGACCGTAAAAGTTTGCTTGTGCTGATGGGAATGTACCTGGGTGTGAGTGTCCAGGAGTATGGTTAATACCCAACTTTCTATTCAATGTAGTAATTGATGCAGTAAAATCTGGATCCGTGATACTCATATTGGTAAATTTACCAGATAAATTTGTACCAACAGGAAGAACAAAATCAATATCTGCGTTTGCAGAATACACTGTTTTAATTACAGCAGTAGTACCAAATCCAGTGATAAGATCTGATAACTTTGTACCATCAGCATCAAATACAGTATTCAATACATCACCCTGACCCATTTGATATGTTGAATCAGACAGATACTCTGGTTCTAAGTCCATCATAGCTCTATTAGAGATATCTGGTAGAACAAATTTATCTGTTGCATTATAATTTGGAAACTCACCAGTGATGGTGCCACCATAAGTGGTGCCCAATTCAGATGCTAGAACTGGATAATCAGTAGCATCAACCTCACTGCCATCACAAACTCTCCATCCTCTAGGAACGTTGTCAGCTGAGAAACCTTCAAATCCGTTCCCGCCCCATGGCATGATGGTGCCAATACGGGCGGTTTTCATTGTCTTGATAGAATTGTAGTATTGAGCCATGTGTTATCAGAGTTCTGTTAACCACCATCCACGTAGATTGGATGGAATAGAAGTTGCATTTGGATCACCAGCAGCATCAGTAGGTCCAACGTAAATTAGTCCGAACGATGCGTTTCTAGTTTGAACGATTAGTTCTCCACTATCCCAAGCAGTGGTGAGTGTTCCACTACCTGCTTGAATCTTACTACCAGAGATATCACCTTGGATTGCAGTTGACTGGTTGTTAACCTTGAGTGCTCTCAAGACTAAGTTGGTGTTGTAAGTCAAGTTACCACTAACTTCAACAAATCTAATCATGTCACCAGTTTCAGCATAATCTGGTAGATATAGAACCATATTGGTTCCTGCTGGGTTGTTGAGTAGATAGTTGTTATTTGGTTGTAGTGGGTTAGTCTGAGTCTGTCCAAGTCCAGTTAGAGATTGCTCAACATATGTGTATCTGCGTCCACCGTTTCTAGTGAAGTAACGACTAATACCAAATGCATCAATTGAACAATCCTGATAGATCTTAAAGTCTCTAGGACCAACAGTTCCACCAGTTCCTGCTCCTCCCATGTTGTCAATATGGAGGACAGCAAGGTCAGCGTCACCAACATCTGTAGTAACAACCTTACCTTTGATGTAAAGTTGCTCACCCATGTTGACGTTTCCTTGCTCATTAAAGACACGGAATACATCATCATTAGTGCATACACCGTTCGCCTCGCAAGTATCAGTCTGAACTCTAAGGTCATCTAGGAATGTACCACCACCCTTAATCCAGAGACCGTTCTTACCAGTCTTAGGATCAAGAACTGCACCGTCAGCAGGGTGATCATCATCGTTGGAGATGTTGAATAGTAGTGTCTCACCATCAGAACCCCAGATTCTAAATTCACCACTGTAGATGTTAACTTCATCAAAGATGGTAGTTGAACCACCACCGAAGAAGTTAGTGAGTTCTCCAGTAACTGCTTGTGCAGCAGACTGTGTACCCTTAGCAATACGGACACCATAAGAGGAGTTGTTGCCATCAATAGAATCTGCCCAGAACCATTCTTGTGAATTGCCTGTTACGATTCTCAAGAAGTGTGAGGTATCAAGTTTGTTACCGACAAGTCTAGAATCTTTCAGTCTTAGGCGAATCTTGTTAGCATTTGTGTTTGGAGCTTCAACAGCAGTTCTGCCAGTAGCAGGGATATCATCAATCAGAGTTGTTGTATATCCATACTTTCTAAGTTTAATTACTGTTGCACCAGCGGACCAGTTTTGCTTACCAGATCCCTCAGCACCTCTACCACCATTTGGATATTGAGATGCAGGATACTCAGCGTTATAGATTGTTGGTAGATAATCCTGACCGCTGCTCTCATATGGATCATCAGTCAACAGAATAATCTCTGCCTGAGTAGTTGAGTAGATCAGAACTAGATCACCCTTCTGGAATGCAGTCTTGTCATCAATTGGAATATTCCAATCGTCAAGAGTGAATCCAACAGAAACTTGGGAGATAGGACCATTAACAGCGTTAAGTGTCTGCTTATCAAATCTATAACCATGAACAACACTTGTTCCCTTGGTATGTGCAATTGGTGTTCCGCTCCAGTATCCACCGATAGCGAAGACTGTACCAACAGTGCTACCAACAGACATGTCACCATTACACATGTTGACATCCCAGACTGGTCCTTCATCATTCTTGATAGTTAACTTATCATCAAGAGAAGGATCAGGACTTGGATATTCTCCTGTAGTTCCACCACAAGAACCCTGAAGACTTAGAGTTCCATTGATAATTGTTGTGTTGGAGTTGATGATCGTATCACCAGTTACAGAGTTGATCTCAAATACGGTGGTTTCGCTGCCAGTGTCACAACCATTCTTGACTGCGAACTTCTTAGCAACTTGATCAAGAACAGTATCAATCTTGAATACCTCACCTTGATCATCAACACCGTCACCAGCAGGAGTACCGTCTTCTCTATCAATGATCAAGTAGTCATTGATATCAAGAGATCCACCAAACTGTGATAGATAAACATTCTCTTTCTCTGCACTAGTTCCAGTGCCATCAATTAGTTGTGTTGTCCATGTAGCGTTAAACTGTACGGTACACTTGTAAATTGCAGAAGTATCAGTGTGATCTGATCTAATAGCAGTAAATGTACCAAATGGTTGTCTTTCAACTACAAGGTAGTAAGGAGCAGTGCTGATTCTTGGTAGTGAAACAACTTTCAAGAACTCAGCGTGTCTTGATCCAGTTTCAGGAGTATCAAGAAGAAGAATATCATTCTCATTGAAATACTGATCACCATTTGAATCATATGGACTGTTCTTAAGTGGCAAGTAGTATTGCTTACCAGTTAGAGCAGGAAGAACTGTTGGTTCAACAGTTCCAGGGATCTGTGTGATTTCTTCTTGGTAATCAGTGCTACCCCATTCTCCAGAACCAGCGGTATCAAGAGCGTTGTATACATCACTGGTTGTAGCAACTCTGAGAACATCAATAATATCAACGTTAGAATTAAAGATGTTGTTACCAAGTTCTCCAGTAGCATGTTGGAATGCAGGTGAACCCATTTGTGCTCTGAAAGCAGTGAATGAGTAAGAAGCAAATCCACCACAAAGAGTGATATCAGAATTAACTCTGAGAGTAGAATCAACAATTAAGTTGTTTCTGACTGTGGTGCTACCACCCTGACCACCAATCGTAATCGCAGAAGCATTAGTTGCAAGATCAAGAGCAGCAGTAGCACTATTTCCAGAGAAGAACTCAACACTACCAGCAGTTGAAGTCAACTTAACAGTGTCATTAAGACCTCTAAGTGTTCCCAACTGGAAGTCACCAGCAGTCTTAAACGCTTTGTTCTTAACTAGAGTATATGATAGTGATTCGTTGTTATTGTATGCACCACCAATCTCAACCTTAGAGATGTTAGTTGCTGTATCTGGTGTAGTACCAAGGAAGATGTTACTGTGTAGGCAATCTTGACCGATTCTGATGAATTGATCAGCAGTCTGATCATTTAGAACCTCTAGAGTTGTTCCCTTAGGAGCAATCTTAAGAGTACCAGTAAATGTAGTATCAGGTAGGAATTCAAATGTTCCAGTTGTGATATCAGTTCTTACCTGTGCGGTATTTGTTCCACCACCACCATGAATCTCAATATCCTCTTGGAATCTAGCATCACCAGTGAATCTTGACTCACCATCAACAACCAATGCTCTGTCTAGTTCGGTATTGGTTACGTTAATACCAACACGACCGTTGTTTGTTGTAGCAACTCTGAAGGTTGCCTCATTATTTGGATTAGCACTGTCGCCACCGACGAGCAATGCATTGTCTTCTGCATCCTCAGTTCTAGCAGAGAATGCATCATGATCTAGGTAATCAGCAATAGTCTTACCACTGATGAATGCTGTACCAACAACGTCAAGGTTTGCACGAGGATCAGTTGCAGTATCAGTAAATGCAGTTTGATATGCATCGTGTGCAGATCTTGCAACGGTATTGATTCCGAGTCTATAATCACCGATGGTATCGGTCTCGGTTCTGAGTGCCTCAGCACCAAGAACACCAACTTCTTTCCATGCAGAGTTAGAGAACTCTAGGGAAACACCAGCGCCGATTGCAACTTCAGTTGCCCAAAGTCTTGGGTTTTCATTGTTAACATTACCTCTGTTCTCAATGATTGCAATCTGACAAGAAGTTGCAGTCTTAGAGAATCCAGAAGCAATAATCTGCCAGAGACCGTTGAATGCGTTATCACTGAAGTTAGTAATTCTAATCTGCGAACCAGATGTAACACCAATCTGTTCGTTGGATAGGTTGTTACCCCAGTTAATGGTGATAACAGTGCTTCCATTCATCGTGAAGTTGAGAATGTTAGCAGAAGGAACTGTCTGGAAGAAAGATGCATAGATCCATCCAAGAGATCCTGTTCTACCTACTTGTGAACCCTTGAGGAGAATGTCACCAGAAAGTGGAACATTCGTTCCATATAGAACGTTCTGAGAAGCATTCAACGCGGTTCCTAGTCCAGTACCATATAGAGGGGACTGGTTAGGAGTGATGTTAGATCCAACACTACCTACAGCGTGGTTCTGGATCTTATATCCTTGTGCAGAACCACTAGATCCACGTGGATTGAACTGGAAGATAGAAGCAGCAACTCTGTTTCTAGCAATAATAATATCACCGCTAGTGTCCTGATTGAGGAACTGCTGAGTCTTATCAAGTAGTGGATCATCACCATCGCTAGGTGATACGTTAGAGATGACTTGTAGTGCATAATCTCTAACTCTACCAAGAACGTTAATAACAACTGGTGAGTTGAATGTGCTTGGGCGATCCTGTGCATCACCACCGTTAACAGTGATATACTCATTGAATGTAACAGGAGTGTCAAACGTGGTGACCAGAGTACCGATATCTTCGGTATCATCATCAGAGTCAACCAACTGTGCAGATTCTAAGAACTCTTCCTCACCAGTGATAGCGTCAATCTTACGGTTACCAATGTATAGGTCACCGTTAGAGTTCAGACCAGTGTAGAATACGAGACCACCGTCTTGCTTCTTAGACTGTGCATAGAAGTCTTGAGTCGGAGTGAGAACAATCTCCTGTCTAGCAGGTAGACCAGTAGAGTAGTTACCAGGACCGAAACCAAGATATTCAAACGTATGGTTACCAGCACGAGCGATAGATGGTCTACGAAGTTCAACGTAGAGTCTCTGATCTGACATTACAGTGCTGTCACCAGCAATTGGGATCTTACGATCTTCAGAACCAGAGGATGCGTTACCCTTCTGTGCTCTGAGTCTGTTGTCTACAGTAGAAGAAACCTGAGTGTAAGTGTTGTCAGATAGTGCAGCCTGACTTGTGAAGTCAAGTGCCATCTCACGAGTCATTGAACCCTTGAAGTCATTGACTCTAACAAGACCGTGAGTGTAGTTATCTGCAGCAGAATATGTTGCAGGAGGATCAACCTCATTGACATCCAACTGCTTGAACCAAAGAGGATCGTTCTTGTAGTTCAGTGGATATAGTTTGCTGATTGGTTGAGAGAACTTAAAGTTACGGAAGTTACCTTGGTTACCAGCACCAGTTGGGAATGGTGAGATGTTACCACGAACAGCAGTTAGATAGTAGATACCATCTTGCTGACCGTAGATACGACGCTGGATCTCCTCAACATCAAAGATGTAGAAGGTATCATCTAGTTCACCAGTGTCAGTTACAGACTCAACGTAGTATTGGATGTTAGCATCGTCAGTGATGATATCACCAGGAGTTACAGTGTAAACTGGTGCTCCCTTCTCCTTATAATAGTATTCAGGATATTCTTTCTTGATAAGTTCCTTAATTACAAGTGACTTACCGAAATCTTGATCAGTTAGGAGATCTGCAAAGACTGCGCCTTGAGTGAATCTGGTGTTCTCAAACTGTGAGTAATTGATGTCTCCAGAAACACCCTTAATGATCATGTACCAGTCAGATGTTCCAGGTACATTCATTACTGCATGAATGTATGCATAACCAGATGAGTTACCGAACCATTCAATTCTGTTGGTAGAATTCAATGATTGAGTCTTATCAGCAACAAAGTTACCACCCTGAGGTGCAGTAATCTTGAGTGTTGTGAATGTCTCGTTTAGTAGACCTAGGTTAGTGATACCCTGGTCAAATACAGTTAGTTCTAGATACTCGTTATTATCAGATGCAGTGAAGTATCTACCAGACTGAATAGTCATGGAGACATAGTTTTCAGTCTCAATAACCTTTCTGTAGTTGGTAGTTCCTACAATATCTCTCTTATATGGATCGTATGCGACCTCTTCGTTGAGACTATTGGAGAGGAAATCTGCCTTGGTGAAACCAATCTTCTCGTTTGCCTGTACAGGGTTGAAGAAACTTGCTTTTGTTACAGAACCAGAGACTGGCTTAAGTACGAGTTTCTGTGGGAGAAGTTTTCTAGTTTCGTCCTTACGGATCTTGATAGAGAATCCGTTGATAGGATCACGGACTGCCTGTAGATACTGAGGAATGACATAACGTAGACGATAGATACGCTCATCTGCTTCTCTTTCGTCCTTAAGTCTTTCAAACCATGCATCGTTAGTCTTATCTTGACCAGAGAGATCACTATAAGTATTCTCATGTAGTCTGGTAAGAATGTTGAAATCATACTGTGGATCACTTGGATTCTCAGAGTGATTCTCAACCTGCATGTACCACTTACCGTAAATGGTAGGTGTGGTATTTGGATTCTGGAATGTAGGATCGTATCTTACAGGAGATTCACGCTTATCTGCGAATACAGAGAAGTCATATGTTCCAGGTTGGAATGTAATTGGGTTAACATCCGATTGAGCATCTGCCTTTGTAGCGTGGATTGTGAATACTTTCTCGTTCTGATATCTTGCCCAGAAGAACTTATCTCCTCTGATTCTACCGTTACCATCAGCGACGTTAGGATCTGCAGCGTATGCAGCACCAACTAGAGGAACATCTCCACCTTCATTTGCTCTGAAGAATACCTGATGTCCAGGAGTGTTAGCAAATGGTACATCAAAGATGTGTGGAACATCGGTACGAATACCAGAGTTAACAGCAGTATCAAGTACACAAGAATACTGATGTAGATCGTAGTTTGAATCAAGAACAAAGTTATAGATATCAATTTCAATATCTGCATCAATTGCCTCTACTTCAGCAGAGTGGATGTAGATACCAGCAGCAGCATTTTCCTTGCTGCTTGCAAGCATAATCTTAGTTTGATCAGTACCGTCAAATGCACCAACATTAGAGTAATCTTCTGGTTTTGTAGTTCTACCAGGAGCAATTACATAATACTTCTCATTGGTTTCAAAACCATTTGGTAGTCTTACCTTTCTCTTATCTACATCAACGTAGGTATTAGTTACGCTATCGTAACGAGGACGTGGTACAAGGCGTACAGGAGTTCCAGTCTCTAGTTCATGTGGATTTGCACCAGAACCAGTTCTTAGAGTCCATACAGTTGCTCTAGATGCAAGTTGTGTGGTAAGTTGTGTTGGTTCATTTCTTGGAACAGTGTTGAGACCAGTCTGAATAATAGTGCTGATGTTAGCAAAATACTGACGAATTGTATTTGCTTGATCTGCACACTCAGGATAAGTTGTATGCTGAGTAATTGTCTCGTCTGTAGTTGGATTAAACTCACTGGTGTAAGTACCAGCAGTCATCGTGAAGTACAGATATGAATTGGTGCTGTTCGCGTTAGCATTAACAGATGGACCGAATGCAAGTCCTAGTGGAGATTCGGTTCTATCAATAGACTCTAGATAACCTGGGTTAGAAAGAGTATCAGTTACAATCTGGAATAGTGAAGTAATTGCACTAGCAACATTCTGACAAGAACCATTAGAAAGAGTTCTGTTGATGTTGCTTAGTGAAGTAGGTGTAGTAACTGCGTTTTGAACAATATCAAATAGAGTGTTGATAGTTGTTCTAACGTCTTCACAAGATCCAGTAGATACAGTCTTAGTAACACTTGCGAGAGAAGCAGGAGTTGTAACTGCATTGGTTGCAATAGCAGCAAGTGTAGTGATGGTAGATCTTACATCCTCACAGGATCCAGCAGAAGCAGTTCTTGTAACACCAGCAAGTGATGTTGGAGTAGTGATAGCAGTGGTTGCAATTGCGGAAAGAGTTGTAATAGTAGATCTTACATCTTCACAAGGACCAGCAGCAAATGTACGAGTAACACCGTACAATGAAGTTCCATTTAGAATGGTGTCAGTTAGGATCTGTACAAGAGATGTGATCGTTGCTGCCTGCTGTGGGCAGTAAGGATTGTTTGTATCAGTGGTGATGGTGTTATCAAACGTCTGAGTTAGAGTAGTATGTCCACCGACAGTTACTGCCTCATTTCTCATGACTTCAATCATGATGTCACGAGCTTGATTGAATGCATAGATGGTCTCAGTTTCTTCACCAGCAACATGAGCACCAGTTGCATAAAGATTAGCAGCATCCCATACTCTCTCGTTACCACCGAATGCTAGGTTGTATGCAACAACTCCAATCATGTCCTTGATATCATCAAGGCAATCATTATTGTTTCCAGTAGGAACATTGAAACCTGGGAAGTTTGCAAGCATTCTACCCAGAGCAATCTCAGCGATAAAGTCTCTGTTAGAAGTGATTAGATTCTTAGCATCTGCAGACTTATTATTAACAGGAGTACCCTCATTAACAGTGATTGTGGTATCCTTTGTCTGAGTCAATCCATGAGATCCAACAACTAGAACGTCTTCGTTTCTCATGATCTGAATCATGATGTCACGAGCAAAGTTGAGAGCTTCAACAGTCTCGGTTTCTTCTCCTGCTACGTGAGCACCAGTAACATAGAGATTGGACATATCCCAAACTCTGTCGTTACCACCAAATGCAGTGTTGTATGCAACTTCAGTTGCGAAGTCTGCAATGTCATCCTTACAATCCTGAGGATTACCAGTTGGTACGTTGAATCCAGGATTCTTAGCAATCATTCTTGCATATGCTTCCTCAGCAATGAACTGAGTATTAGCATTGATTAGATTACGAGCGTCACCACCACGATCAGTTACAGGATCAGGAGCATTGTAAGTAATAGTATTATCAAATGTCTGGGTAAATCCATGACGGAACTGAGATCCAGTCTTTGTAACACTTGCAAGTGATGTTGGAGTAGTGATTCCATTTGTTACAATAGAAACCAAAGTAGTCAAGGAAGATCTAACATCTTCACACGAACCTGCAGATAGGTTACGTGCTACGTTGTAAAGTGAAGCACCACTAGTAATAGTATTAGTTAATAGTTGTACAAGTGATGTGATTGTTGATGCCTGCGCTGCACATGCTGGATTATTAGTGTCAACAGTGATGCTAGTATCCGTGGTTTGAGTAAGTGAAGTGTGACCACCAACAGTGATCGCTTCATTTCTCATCGCTTGGATCATCATGTCACGTGCTTCATTGAAAGCATAAATGGTCTCTGCTTCCTCGCCAGCAACATGAGCGCCAGTTGCATAGAAGTTTGCAGCGTCCCATACTCTGTCATTACCACCAAATCCTAGGTTATAGGATACAACTTCAATCATATCCTTAATGTCGTCTAGGCAATCTGTGTTATTACCTGTTGGAACACTAAATCCAGGATACTGAGCAAGCATTCTACCCAAAGCAATTTCAGCAATGAAATCTTTGTTTGATAGAATAAGATTACGAGCGTCACCAGACTTATTGTCTACTGGTGTTGCTTGGTTTACAGTGATAGTAGTGTCAAAAGTCTGAGTGTAACCATGAGATCCCATGATTAGGATCTTTTGGTTTCTCATTGCATTGACCATCATGTCACGTGCAAACTCTAGAGCTTGAACGGTTTGCGTTTCTTCACCAACAACGTGAGCACCAGTGACATAGAGATTAGTCATGTCCCAGGTACGATCGTTGCCACCATAAGCAACGTTGTAAGATACCTCGTCAATGAAATCTAAGATGTCATCAATACAATCTTGAGGATTACCAGTTGGAGTTGTGAATCCAGGATTCATTGCAAGCATTCTTGCATATGCCTCATGTGCAATAAGAGTCTTATTTGCAAGCATAAGGTTTCGTGCATCCACAGCACGATCAGATCCACCAGCACCAGTGATGAGAACCTTTTGGTTTCTCATTACCTCAATCATCATGTCACGTGCGAAGTTAAAGCACTGAACAGTCTGCGCTTCTTCACCAGCAACATGAGCACCCTGAACGTATAGGTCTGCCATTTCCCAGACTCTATCGTTACCACCGTAAGCAGTGTTGTATGCAACTTCAGTTACAAAGTCTACAATGTCGTCAATGCAATCTTGAGGATTCTTTGTAGGAGTTTGGAATCCAGCATTGAGAGAAATCATTCTGCTGTATGCTTCAGCAGCGATTAGATTTTTGTTAGCAAGAATTAGATCTCTTGCATCACCACCACGGTCAGTATCAGTAGTCTGATTATCATATGTAATTGTGGTGTCATAGGTTTGTGTCAAACCATGTGAACCAACTACGAGAACCTTTTGGTTTCTCATTACTTGAGCAGCCATTTGCTTTGCTTGCTCAAATACGTAATTAGTTTCTGCTTCTTCACCTGCTACGTGAGCACCCTTAACATAAGAGTATGCAGCATCCCAAGTCTTATCGTTACCACCATATGCAACGTTGTCAGCAACTGCTTCTAGAAGATCTACAACGTCATCAATGCAGTTGACATTTCCGCCAGGAACAGCAAATCCAGGATACTCAATGAGCATTCTTTCAACTGCCTCATTAGCAATGAGGTTCTTGTTAGCGAGAATAAGAGTTCTTGCATCACCATTACGGTCAGCAACCAATTCTGGTGCGACATAAGTGATAGATGTATCCTTAGTTTGGGTTAAACCATGCGTGCCAAAGATGAATACATCCTCATTACGCATAACTTGGATGCACATATCTCGTGCATAATCAAAGCAACGAATGGTTTCTTGCTCTTCTCCGCTTACATGGTTACCAGTTTCATACAGATATGCCGCGTCAAACGTCTCTGCGTTACCACCAAATGCGGTATTTTCCGCGACTGCTTCAATTACATCTACAATATCATCAATACAATCTTGTGAATTACCTGTTGGGATGACAAAAGATGGGAAGTCAAGAAGCATTCTTGCATATGCTTCCGCTGCAATAAAGTTCTTGTTTGCAAGCATCAGATCTTTTGCATCACCATAGCGATCTGATACTAGTTTCTTCTCAGAATATAGTGCTTTCTGACCCAGTTCAATCTGAGTAGCGTTGATAACACGCTTAACATAAGTATTGTCAGGAATTACAGGGGAAGAAGGACGTGTTGCACCAGAATTCAGTTTACCATCGGTGAACTGAGAAGGATCATAATCAGCGACCAACATACCCTGAACAATACCAGAGGTATCACCGATATCTACGATTGCAGAACCTGTAGATGTAGCACCACCTTGACGCAAGTACGAGAAGTTACGCATTGCTGCGATTGCCAAATCTCTAGCGTAGTTGTATCCTTCTAGAGTTTCTGACAGTTCGCCAATGATATAAGAGAGGTTATTACCAACGTAGTATGACTCTGCTGCTTGAATAGTATTGATGTTTCCACCAAGTCTCAAGTCTTGTACAGTAGCATCAATTAGATAACCAATGTCACGACGACACTTTTCAATCGTGATTCCAGACTTAGTTTTTAGAGTTGGATACTTACCAAGAATGTATCCATATGCTTCATATGCAATGAAGTTCTTGTTCTCTTCAATTCTGTCAGCAGCATCAAGATTTTTATTATTGATGGTGAGACCAGATGGATTTAGAATGTCAGCAGTTGCCGTGAACTTCTTAAATCCGTTTGGAGATAGAGTTGCATTAAAGATGTTATCCTGACCAGCAGCTCTTGGAGTCAGTTTTACATATAGTTTTTCATCACTTCTAGCACCGATTCTGAACCCGTCAATGCTAGCAGCAGGACGCTTGGCAGGATCATATGCCTCGTCATCACCATAGAAGATCTTAGTATGGTTGTTAGGATCGTTAGATGCCTTAACGTCAAGAGTGTAGTATGCGTTTCTCTTGGTATTTGCAGTTGTTTCAGGAACAATCTGTGGTGGAATAATGTCGGTGATGAAACCACCTTTATCCTGGTTGAACGCAAATCCTTTAAAACCGATTGCGTGTAGAGATGTATTACCGAAGTTGGAGTTTGAGTTGGTGATAGACATGTCACCACCACTTTCCATCAGGAAGTGATCAGCGAAACCAACAGCGAAG